TCGCAATCGTCACAGGTGTCGAACTTCCATTCTACCCGCTCGCCTCCGGTTGCGATATACTCGTGCCAGTCATGATTCCCGGCAGGTTTTACGCACCCGTCAGGATCTTTTGGGGCGTTCCTCCGCATGTGGTCAGGGCTTAATATTCCGCATTTACCGCTCATACCTCCGTCAGTTCAATAGTCCGAATTACGGTTTCATCCCAGCCAGCGGCCTCGGCTTTCGCTTTGTCTTTGGCAAAATCTGCGCTCCCGTAATATTCATGCCTGTATAAATTACCGCTGAATGACGCAATCAAAAAATCGAGCTGTTCTCGGCATCGATTTCCGGTGGCCTCGGCATAAACTTTTGCGATTACGCAGTTTTCAATTGCGGTAAAATTAGTACGGAAGAAGTGCCTCGCTTTCAGCTCCAAAATCATAGTGCGACCCCGTTTTCGCCATCAACGACCAGCGGCATGAAAAGAATCTTGTTTTTCCAGAGTTCGACAGTAAACATTTCCATCGAATCCGAATCACCAGAGTAAACCCCCGCTTCTCGCCTCTCGATCCCAAATGCCCGAAACCTCTTTTCGCAATAAATTCCATAGGCTTTCGCTTGGTCGGCCTTTGATGGGTAAATTTCAATGGTTAGTCTATTTTGGTTTCCGCTCATTTTTCCAATTGTGTCCTGTAGTTTTTCAACTAGCTTGAAATTCAAATTTGTCATTTTTTCAAATAGTTAAGCCCCGTTTCCGGGGCGTTAGGTTTAAATTTTAGGCTTGTCTCACCTTTGTGAATTTTTCAAGATCTTTGATTATCGTGGAATTATCCAGCAAAGAATCGATTCCGAACATGGTTTGCGCTATATCTAAGCACTGATTAACTTTTGATCTCCAGCGCACTGCCTCTTCGCCAGTATGGTCTTTTGCAATTTGCGAACAAAGCTGAATTTCAGAAATCAGGGTTTGAGCGAGTTTTTGTTTGAATGTCATGGTCTTGATTTTTTTAACTGGTTAACTGATACAAATCTACAACCGGAAATTATATAAACAAGACCAAACCCGAATTATTTTATATTATTTTTAATAATAGACTAATTTTGCCCGATTTCCCGAATTTCGAACGATCTATTTTAAATCATACCAATTATCACCCCGAAAAAATAAGCCGACAGCGGCCCGGAAAATACCCTATTTCACCCCCTCACGTTTAGGAAACAACATTTTGACGTGTTTACCCACATCAACCGAGACGAACAGCTTCAAATAAGCAGAAATCCCGTCCGCCCCGTGTTTCTCGAATGCTCGCTTCATTCTCCGATAATGGTTCGCCTCATTGTACACCGGGCTCCGCATGTGGTACGTTTTATCCGGGTTTATTTCCTTTCCTTCGACCTGCGTCTGGCCGGACAGCAATAAGTCAGCACCAGAGATTTCGACCGTTTCAACGGTAGGGTATTTTTGCGACGGCAAGATCCCGGCAATCGCCCGGATTTTCTTTTGTTCGGTAGCTGTCATTTTGCGTTGTTCAAAACTGAGAAAATTGAAAGCACGATAAAAAATACCATCCCCGTCGGAGTCCAGTCCCGCCACCACGACAGAAACAACAGCGCAAAAATGAGATACAAAATAGCACAGGCGATAATCGATCTCAGGATAAATGCGGTCACGGTCAAAACCATCGGGTTTTGGTTACTTCTAAATGGATTTCTCATGGTAGGTATTTTTTTGGATCACTTTTAAACTTCGATAAACTGATACCCGGTTTCAGGTTCAAAATCTTCGAACTCTTGTAAACAGTCAGATATTCCGCCTGAACGATCCCGCATACCAGTCCCTGTTTTTTCAGAGATACCGCTACTTTCCAGCTATCGTTCTCGATTCCTTTGGGATCTAGCCCGTGTAAAACCAGCATCCCGCCATCGGTCAGCATATCGTAACATTTTAGAATCCGGGATTCGAGGTTTTCATTATTCCATTCCCGCAGATAGATCACGCCATAAATTCCGTCCTTTTCTTTTGCGACCAGCTCAAAAAAAGAATCGACCGTCATCTGATACTGCCATAGGCACCAGTCCCGGGGGATGAGCTTTTCTCCTACGCCTTCCGTGTGTTTGATGACGTTGCGGATATTTGTCCCGTCGCCTATTCCGATCTCCAGATAGTACGGAAAGCCCCATGCCCGGAGCCGACTGTTTATGAGAGTATAAACCCTCCAGTTTTTTTGCATCTTTTTCATTTTTTGTACTCCTCGATTTTTTGATCTGCCATCAATTCCAAAATCGCAATGGTTTTTTTTGCCTCCTGCAATTCATTGATTGCGACCAAATATTCCAGTACTGGCCGGAGGTCTTTAACCTCGCTAAGATTTTTGGCTTTAAAAAGCCACAAAAAACCTCTGATTTGAAACCCATAATTCAAAATAGTTTCCCGTAATAGTTTCTGGCATTCCGCCATCAACGTCTCGTTTCCAATTTCCATTTTTTACCGTTTAGTCCCCTTTTTTGTTAAATTTTTGATTTTCGTGCCATTAAAATACAGCTCTGCCGATACCCAATGGGTGTTTCGTCTCAGGATTGAATCGAAATCGCTTTTTGCCTCGTCGAGGTCTCTTTTCCAGCCGTGTCCGTCATTCAGTGAATCCCGGTAAGCAATAACCATCCGGCAGTTTATGACAGGTTTATAGATCTTTGACACGCCCTAAACATATTAATTTTAATTAAACAAAAAAAGCCCCGATTTCTCAGGGCTTCAATTTTACAGCACTTTTTTTACTCAGGTTTCGGATCGTCTTTCTGCGGTTTCCCGAGGTTTTTCGTCCTTGCCAGAGCTGTCGCACCATCCACGACCACTTTGACCACTTGAGAATCGTACCCGACTATTCCAGCGGCCGCCAGAGCTTCTGGATTAACCAGCCGCACGAAATAATCCGATGCACCATCCGCAACCGTCACGGTCATGGCCTCAAGTCCCGAATTTGCGGTCACTGTAGAAATCACAATCGGAGAGTCGTCGCTTACCTTGCTGGCACGCCACAAATCAGGTGCCGCCAGTTCTGTCGAATACTCCGCATACAAATTCCCCCGGTTACAACCTGAAACGACCCTGATATTCGTAATCGGGGCGTTTTCTGGATCGAGAACGACCAGCGACATGTTTTGCAATCCCTTGAATGAACTCAGGACAAAACCCATAGCGGCCACATCCAAGAACGCCAGATCCTCATTAACTGGTCGTGGCCTGAATACAATTCGCACCCCGTAAACAGTGCTGGTCGATCCGTCGTTAACCCTCCACGGATTCGTGTAGAATAACACCAGCGGGATCGCTTGCATCTCTCCGTTTACCGTGGTGCCAAACAGCATTCCGTCCGCATCAATCAGGAACACGCCCATGTTCGTGTTATTGAATTTCCGCAGACTTTTCTGCAGACACATTCCACCGACTACCCAACGGAATAGAAGATCGTAATCGCCCTCCCGGACTATTCCTTTTCCTCCGTAACCCATTGTTTCGATTGTCACATCTTCGGTATTATCCGTGACAGCTTCAAACCCGTGTACCGGGTACCATCTCTCGGCAGGATTTGCCGCATTGATCTTTGATTCGAGGAACGCCCCGAAATCACCCGCATCGGCCTCTGTAATCACCGATCCCAGAGGTGCCAGAATAAACCCTACGATGTTTTTTGGATTCAGATAGCATTCCCCAAAACCCGTGTTCGATCCCCCGGCCAAGCATATTTTTTCGTTTAACATCTTGTCGCTATTTTGATTTTTAGATTTTTGATTTCAATACAGTCTAGGTAATCATTGAAAATATTTCCTTCATTCCCGTACAGCCCGGCCCGTCCCCAGAATAACCGATCCCATTTTTGCCGAGGCAATCTTGAAACCGAGTAAATGTTGAACTGTTTTTCGGCCACTATCTGACGCATCAATTCTTCGTAGATAGGGTATAAAAACGGCCTGAAATTGTGTTCGTACCTTTCCTCAGCAACATACATCGGCTTCGTCCCCTTGGCGATAATCAGGTGTAAAGTAGCCTCCTCGTCGATCCCGATGTTTGTAGCAATCGAGTCTTCCGGGAAGTCCTGAAACAAAGCAATGACCGGGTATTTTTCGAACCTGCCCTCCGCCATTTTGTCCTTTTGCTGGAGTCTTGAAATAATCTCGAGCGGGTGCCCGTGCATGTACTGGATTTCTCCGGTACTCGGGGCGAGACTCGGAAGTTTCCCAGCCAGCGACGAATTGACTCTGGCAACGATCCCCCTGAATACATCTACGACCGGAATGAGCTTCATAAGTTGAAAGAATTAATGATCTTAAACCTACCCCACGGTTCCGGCCAGTACCACGTCCACGGCCCCGGCCATTGATACCAGGCCCCATTCTCGCCAGTCAATCCAGCCAACGGCAAAAGCATTTCGATCATTTCATTCCAAATGAAAGCGAGCTTTGAATCCGGGGAAACGACCTCGGCATTTTCGGCACGGTTGAAGGTTTGTCCGATTCCTGACTGATTCGTCAATAGATCCTCTGTGTAATAGAAAAAAACATAGTTCGCAATCGGGGAAATCTTTGCCGCATTTTTCAACCCGACCCACTCGAACGTTTTGCCCTCATAAGTAATCAGGGCACCGTTCAGGATCAATGCTATATTGGGATCGGTCGGTGTCTCGTTCTCCAAATAGATTTTTTCGCTCAGCTCATACCCGAAAAACTCACGCATGAATTTTTTCTCGTACTTGGCGATAAACCTATTGACAGATTCCAAAACTTCCGGCTGTCCCAACTGGGCGATGTAGATTTCCCCGATGAAATATGTTGCGTCTATTATCACGGCTTCTTTTTGAGTGCGTCTTCGGCTTTTTGGTCGGCTTCCGATTTCAGGGCTTTAACCTCTCCAACGTATTTTTCGACGTTCACCTCGGCCACCGTAATCGGTGCCTTTCGCTTCAAAAGTTTCTCCGCAAGGACGACATTCATTCCATGCTCACCTTTTTTGTACCGTCCCCAATCTTCTTTGAAAGTTACGACCCGGTTGTTTTTGTTCTTACTAGCCATTTTTTTCTTTTCGGTTAAAATTTAAGGTTTAAGGGACAACGGGCGGCACGAACTCGATTGCCGTCAGAATGTTCGCCCACGTGTCATACAAAACCGAGTTTTCTCTGTGGCTAGGAATGTACGAAAGCACTTCCTGATACCCACGGTAAGACGTTCTATCGTGTCTAAAATCCGCCTCGTTCAAACCTCTCTCGATCACGATTCCACCGTAGTTGTAAATCTTAAACCCGGGATCCGCAGAAATCAAAAGCAGGTGCGTGCTGGGTACGTCCTCAACGTCTGCAGGTATGACCTCGATCCCAGCAATAAACAACTGGCCGAGCGAGTTCACATAAACTTTGTCGCTGTTTTGGTATCTCGCATCCGCATCCTTTTCAATATGGATTGCATACCAGACATCGCCCGAAACAACCGCTAATCCGGCCTGTTCGTGTAGCGAGTCCATGTAGGCCGCGGCCGCCACGATCGCATCGATATAGCCCGGACTTGGTACCGTACCGTCAAATGCTGGAGTCACGGCATACGTGATCGCATTTTGTTTCAGTCCAAGCGGTGCGTTTGCATCCACAGCCGGATCGTTGTTCAAAAGTCCATCATTGTACGCCTCTTTGATTTCCTGCACGAAGTCTTCCCGAATCCAGTTATCAAAAGACGGAACGTCCTTCAAAAGTTTATCCTCGATAGTCGAGAAAATAGCAATTTTTTTAGCCTCGACTTTACCAGTAGAAATCCTGAATGAACGCATAGGTTTCATCGCCCCGGATGCAATCCAAGCCGCTCCGCCCGGATCTCCAGACACCGGATTTGTGTCCCCGACTTCGACCTTTTCCATGTAGAAAAGAGTCGGTACGTCGATGGTTTTGATTTTGAAATTGTCCAGAATGAAATTACGCTTTCTCTTCGCTTGGTGCAAAACAGGATCAACGTAACGCCCGGTAATTACCGAAATGTCAGTACCCCCGATAAACGTCTGTGGATAGCCAAAAATCTCCGGTGCCTTGATCTCGATGCTCGCATTGTTATGGGTTTTTTTACCGTCAACAAATGTCAAGTTGACAAAATCTTCGACCTGTTTTCTGGTTAAAAATTCCCCTTTTTTCTTGCGGCTTCCGCCAGCGGCATCGTCCGCCTCATTCTGTTTTTCCCGCAGTTCGATAATCTGTCTTTGGGCTTTCAAAAGTTGTTTGTTGATCTCCGCAATTTCAGAGTCTACCGCTTTCTCCGCCATCTTATCCAGTGACGCTTGCAGTGCATCGACCTTAGCGGTCAGGCCCGTTAGGGCTTCTTTGTCTGCCTCGCTCGGCAGTTCTTTTTTGAAGTTTTCAATCTGAGTTTTCAGAGCTTCAAACGCTTTCAATTCCTCGTCATTCATTTTTAGGATTTGCTAAGTGTGAGTAATTCGTTTAACAGGTTCAGTCGCTTTTGAGTGGATTTCTCCGACTCGCTCGTTGAAGTGGAATAACTTCCGGCTTCGTAAAGTGTAGGGGTCACATCGTTCGAACCTTCCAAAACCATGCTCCCTTCTTTGTATATTCTGGCCTCTTTAACAGCCCAAAAATAACCGAGCTCAATAGCTCTTTCTTTATTGGCTATCGAATTAAGGTATTTTTCCCAAGTTTTCCGCTCCTCTTTCCAGTCCTCGCTGTCAGAATTGATCGCCAGCGAGATTTTTTCATACATCATGCGGACTGAGTGCTGGACTTTTCGGCCATTTTTGTACGCTTTGAACCCGATTTCATTCGAATCGTCCGATAAAGTGGATTCAAAAATCAGGGCTTCCGTATCTCCCTCATACTTCCGTCCGAGATCCTTCCAAGGAATGATTTTAACCATCGGCACAACGTCTTCCGGATAGCTGATAACCTGTCCGATTTTATAGTCATGGTTCAGTATCAAAGCGACCTTTCCTTTTTGCTCTCCGATAGTCTTATTCCAAATCCCGTTTAGATGAACGTCATCGTGCGAGTCCATGTAGAGAGTGGTATTTATCACTGGATATATTTTATCGCCAAATTCGAGCTCTTTTGGCCCTCCAGCGGCTTTCTCCGATTCAGTCTTAATCGTGCCAGATTCCCAACCGTCCGAAATTTTGATCGTAGCTTTTTTTGCCGCCATCATTTTGCTCATGTTGGCTTTCATCGCCCGGAACATTTCGTCGTGGCTCCTAAATTCCCGATCCAAGATTTTACATCGTATCATTTTTTTACCCCTGTTTTCAGGTCTTTTATTTTTTTGTCAATGGCTTTTTTAAGCTCCGGACTCTGCGCTTTCTCCCGCTGTTCCGCCAGCTTCTGAGTTTGATTTTTCATATTCGAATGGGTTAAAATTTAGATCAACATACGCTAACGCCTCCTCTTGGCTTACTCCCAAATCGAGTAGCGTTTTTAAGTTTTCCAGTTTGATTTTTTTGGTTTCCTCCCGGTCTTTTTCCATCACCTGAACGAACGGCAAGTGATCCCAGCTCATAGCGACCAAGCCCGAAAGGCTAAAAAAATCTGAAAGCGAGCCACCCAACTCCTCACCTTTCGGGTCTAAACAATACGCAACATGACTTGCCCGGGCTTTTTCCTGATTCTCGAAAGTAGAACTCTCGTAAGCCTCTAAAACGTCCCTCGGGATATTGTACATATTCCCGATTAAAAAGTAGTCATCCAAGTACGCTTTTGAGAGTTCGAGCTCCTTTTTGATACGTCCAGCTCTCCGACTTTTCCAGCGACCAAAAATTTACCCGAAAATCTCGTGTTGATGTTTTTGGCCTTTAAACCCTCCTCCGAGTTGGCGATTATTTTATACAGGGATTCGAGTCTGGATACCCCGTTTATAGTCGTGGTCGGGCTGGCCGTCAAGTCCGTGAACTGAATCAGATCCCGGTATTCGATCTCCGTGCTGGTGCCGTTGTTTTGGTAGTATTGAACTTTCTTTTTTCCCAGCTCCTCGAATTTGGCCTTTGAAAAAAGTAGCGGCTGGGATTCTACATCGGTCGGGAACGTCAGCTCGAAACTGTTTAAAACCCACATCTTCGGGGTGAAATTTTTGTCCCGAATGTAGATCCACGATTGCCCGAGCATATTCCAGAACATCCAATCCCAGAGAAATTGCTTTATACTCGATTGATAGTTGGGTTTTTTCAAAAGTTCTGCGACCTCAGCCGGCATGTTCTTTTCTTTGCCGTTTTGATAATAGTAAAATTTCCCGAGTGAAAACATATCGCACTGAAGCGCAATAACCTTAACCATCGCAGGATTTTCGAGAACCATCTGCAATACCCGCTTCTGATTGTACCGTGAAAATCCGCCACCTCCCAAAACTTGCAACCCGAGCAGGTTGTAATTTTTATTGAAGCCAAAAATCGTCGAAAGTCCTTTGATGAAATTCACATTTATAGCGTTTTTTTACGCTAATGTAAACGCTTTAGGCGATTTTAATTACACCCTCCAATTGTAAAAATTGCCCCACATAGCGAACACTATCAATTCCGTGGTTGTCAGCATCAATCGGCTCGTCTTCGACTATCCCGTAACGATCAACTTTCCACGAATAATTCTCTTGCTCATATTCTAAGTCAGGACTATCGTCTGTGTAGTAAACAGTCAAATTGTCCAGTAAATCAATACCGTCCTTAACACTCCCCGGAGGTTTATGAGCGGCCAGAGCATTGTCGAATCCGACCTGTCTCAGAGCTACTATTTTTAATCTCCGGTTTGCATCGCAAATGATATACTTATCAGTTCCGATATTCAGTTTCCGAAATAGCCAAGTCACCAGCCCTTCTTCGTCGCCATCAATCTGCGCTCGCTCCGTGGCTGTCAGGCTTGCCCGGATCTCATTTTCCGAGGCATAGTTCAATTGCCGGCAGTACAAAGCCCGGTCGTAATATTTCACCTCCACGATAGAAAACGGGTCGGACTTGCCCCAGTCCACCCCGATAAAAGTCTCCACATCGAGATCGTAATAAGTCTGCAGACTAATTTTTTTCCAGCGGAAAATCCGGTTTGGTTTTTCAGCTTTCAAGCCCAAACCGTAGACGCTCCAGTTGTACGCACTAGCACTTTCTTTGTATTCGTTCTCTTGGCACCGGGTTAATTCGTCAAGATCTCCCGAATTTAGCCCGATAATATTCCGAACTACATCATAAACCTTTGCTTCGCTTTCTGTCATTAAATGCCCGGAAACGGCCCGGCACATCGAGACAGGTTGATAGCTTAGGATTTTTATTCTTTGCTCCGGTGGACAAAACGGGTTTTTCTTAAAAGTCGAATGAATAACCAAGGTTCGTTTATCCTTTTTGACTTTATCCAGCCAGTGAGCTTTTTTTGGATTCCAGTCTATTATTAAAAAATCCGAAGTCCGTTGGTCAATCTGGTCGAAAGTCCCCTGCGAGATTTCATACGGCTCATTCAGCCAAGCGACGTCCCCGTTGTACCCCATGACTTTTTTCTCTTTGTCCGTCCCGTTAATCTCAATCTGAGACTTTGAAAGCAAAAACCTGTAGATCGCTTTGCTGTCCCGGTACATCACCAAATTACCCATCGGCATGTCGGGGTAAATTTGGCCCATGTCATAACCGACCGTATCCTTACAATCCTTTTGAGTATCCCGCCAAACCGATAGCCTCTTGCCCCGGTTCTGGAGTGCGTACAGGTAGTAAGCCTGAATGATTGAATACGTTTTGCTCGACCTACTCGATCCCTCGTGAATTATGTACCGATATTTCCTCAGAGGTTTACCATTATTCCCGACCAGAACATTCCCGGATAGATCAGTCTGGAAAGTATTCATCGCTTGCCACGTGTCCTCGAATACTTCTGTCGCCTCGATTTCCATCAATTCAGAACTTTATTTGGGTGTCAAAAATGTTTTCTCGGGATTTTCCGAGACAGCTCACATCAAAAACCAAATAAAGTGTAGGTTTTTGGGTTTTTTTAGAGCTTAAACAGAATCTACTTTATTCGCTCGACTTCTTAATCGAGATTTTTATCTCAGTATTTTCCGGAATATCCACGTCAATATGTTGCATCGAAATCGCTTGAAGCTCCTCTTTCGTAGCAATCAGCTTGTAGAGGTTGATTTGTAGGGCCGCATGATCGGATTTGTACCATTTAGAGCGCATTGATACTTTTATCTCGGTTTTTACCCGCTCCAAAGCCTCTGCAACCCTTTTATATTGGTCAGAATTGACAGGGAAATGCTGGTAGAAAGTTTCCTTCGAGCATGGCAAATTTGCCGCCACGTCAGTAAAGAAAAACAGCTTTTTTTCCGTAATCGCTTTTATCGCTTTTTCCTCTAAATCTTGAGTCTTGTACATGATTTCAGCTCTTTAATCTATTTTTTGGTTCGTTCGTAAATACAACGTCCTCCGGGTAGGTATCCCACGCCAGATTCGATCTTTCCCCTTTCAGGATCTTCGGAGCAAGGTTTTTGTATTTCAGCTTGTGGTGCAATCTGCCCCCGTTCCTTGTTTGCCTTTCGGCCACGCATAAACTCGGGAACTGGATCGGAATAATCAGCGATTTGCTCAGTAACCCGTACTCGTTGTATAAATCCGTTAACCCTCCTTTTGCAGTCGCTGAGGGCGTTTGTGACAACACGATCCCGGTAGCCATACTCCCGGTGAAATATCCTTCATTCAATACCCCGACAAACTGGGAGGTGTCGTCATCCGAAACGCCACGCTCTCCCCGGTAAATAAATCTCGTATCGTAAAAAGTCGTGTTCATGACCTTCTGTCTCAGGATTCTGGTATTGATTTTTTCGAACATATCTCCGGTCTGAGACAGCCCAAACAATCCAATCCGGTGCTTTTGCATCATTTCTTTAATGGCCAAAAACGTCCTGTTTATCTCGTCGATATTAGCTGATTTTATGTACCGTCCGAACGGTCTTACTTGGTACCCGGATGAATCATCGTCGCTGACCACGTAGAAATCGATTCCCAGCTCTTTTGCTTTGTCGGCAAACATATTCCTTGCCTGACCGCCTGAACGCCTTGAAACGCTCGGTCTATGGACGTAATCGAACCTTTCTCTCGCCTCCCACATATCAAAAATATACAAGTGGCATTTGTACCGTTTACAGACAGCAACGTAATCCAGCCTGTCGTCGGCCTCACTGTCAATGAATACATGGATTTTTGACGGGTCGTAACCAAGTTTCACGAGCAGGTGTACCGTTTTCAGGTTTTTGGCCCTGTGGTACGACGGGATAAAAACGTCAATCATCTTCGCCCTCGCTTTCCTCTTCGATCTGGATTGCATCGTAAACACGCAATAAATCGTCCTCAATAAACCCCTGCAAGCCATTATCGACCAAAACCAGCCGAAGCCTTTCGATAGCTTTTTTCTCCTCCTCAGTAGCGTTAAAAGAGTAATAATTCGCCACGCTCTCGAAGTCTATTTTTATAAATCTGTAGGCAAAAAACCGCAGTAAATTTTTCTGCTTTTTAGTCAGATCCATCTCGTTTATTGCCGCAACTTTTGAATTGAATTTTCCCAGATCGAGACAGTCAGCAAGTTTGATGTCCGGTTTTTCTTCCGGTTCAAAATAGATCGACTGGTGGTTTAAATTCGACAGCCGCTCGGTTTCCTTCATTATCGGAGCATCCAAACCCCAACCGGAAAGCTCGTTGACGTTCCATTCCTCCCGAATAATTTCCCAGTCCCACTCGCCAAACGCCACGTTATCTTTGATGATAAATTCCTTTTCCTGTTCTGGGGTCAGCTCGTCTGCAAAGTAGAAAGGGATTTTTTTAAACCCAGCCTCGATGCAAGCCTTAAATCGCTGATTTCCTCCCAATATCATGTAATCCCGATTCAGGACTATGGGCCGTATTTGTAGCATTTGGGGGAACTTTTTGACGCTCTCGACCAGCTTTCTGAACTTGTCGTCCTTAATCACCCTTGGGTTGTCTTTGTTCAGTTTCACTTTTGAAACCTCAATCTCGCTTATGTTCATGTCTCAGATTGGTTGATGAATTTTATCGGCTTCGGGCCGAAAATACTGTTTGATAAATGGGCCGAATACATCATCGAGGGGAAATTTTCCCGGTCTGAAAACAGCTTCATTTTGTCAGCTCTTTTTGGTGCCCCAAACCCGTTGTATGGATAAAAGTATTTAATCGGATGGTGGGCTACATCACTTCTGCCGAATAAAATCGATGACAAAAAAGCTGGCCCTGTTCTCACCGATTCAGCTCTCCCGGAATTGCTCCAGTAGTATTTCGGGATTGATTTTATGACAGCCGCCATCGCCTCATGGCCTCTCGGGGAACCTATTACCGCAGACTCAAACGATACGCTGGATCTTTTCCCCAAAAAAACCCTCGGGTCGCTCATTAGTGGGTCAAATGGTTTTAACGGCATATTATCGGTATCAATGTACACGCCTCCAAGCTGGTAAACAGCCAAAACCCGCAAAATATCACTAAGCCCGGCACACGAGCTGTTCTCAATCAAATCCTGAATAACTGGTTTGACCTTTTCCGGGATCTCCAAATCCGAAACCTGAGTGATCGTAACAAACTCCCAACCGGGGTGCATGGCCTTAAATTCTGCCCACCACTGCTCGAAAAGTTCTGGGATAGTATCACCTATCCAAATCCGAATAAACCGCTTGTCGATCATCGTTTTGTCATTTCGTAAAAACGGGAAAAGTCCGGTCAAAAAAGCCGGACTGAATCAAAACCCACACGATCAAAATTGCCAGTGCGAGCAGGATCAATAGTCGTAAATCTCTTTTCAAAACCTTTCGTCCTCCTCCTCGCTGTGATTTTCCCCGGCCAGTTTTAGCGTGTCGTAGTCTTTTTTAGCTTTTTCGTCCACTTTTCGGATGTCCCAAACCTGAACCGGGACGCTCTTAATACTCTCCGCAAGCTCCGCCATAACCTCCAAACTGATTGGATTAATTGCATAAATCGCACTCGGATTCAGTAACCGGGTGAACGCTGGCTGTCTCTCAGTCTCAGGTACGTCAATCCGAATAAATGTAGATCCCCCGATAGTCTGTTCCGATACCTTCCCGGCCATCCGATTGTGGCCGAATAGCTCAATCAGGGCGTAGGATTCAAATTTGTTGTTTTCCATCTCTCAAAATAGGTTTAATTGGTTTGGGTTGAATTTTTCTTTTTCATTGGCCGGATCGTCCGGGTTTCCCTGTTCCGACCAGTTCCATTTTTCCCAGCTCGTACAGGTCGGTTTCCCGTCCCTGTAGATCCATTCTTTCGGGTACTCAGGATCTCGTGGCGTATAGCACATTGATCGCATCAAAATCCCGCACTGCTTTTCCCCTTCCGGGTCGGGATCACAGTTCCGGCACTGCATGCAATGTTTATCAAGGAACCACTCGCCCTCGCTCCCGTTACTCGGTTGATATGGTTCAATCTCGCTCATAAGGCGGTTTTTGAAGCCATTTACCGTGCGCTTCTCTCAGGCAAATTATCGACTCTCCGTTCCATGCTCTGTGAAACAATCTACGGGCTTCGCCTTCTGATTCCGCACTCACTACTGATCCATGAAGGGTTCCGGTTACGAGGTAAGTTTTCATAAGCGTTTCTCGTCTAGCAATTTGATAAGCGTCTCAGCCGCTTTGATGGCATCAGCTGGGT